AGGTTTACAATGATATTACGTTTGTTAGGGAACATGCCCATACGTCCATCTGGAAGCTTGTAAGCTTCACGCCAGTACCTTGACTTAGCGTCATTTACTAACGCTGGTCCGCCCGGAGTACCCTTAGCATAAGTGCTTATTTTAGCCGAACCGTAACTGGCTGTATTAAGCCTAAAGCTCTTACCAACACCGATCTTCTTTTCAACGCCATTAATAGCGCCTGCAACGGCATTCCAGCCTTTAATAACAGGGTGAATAACACCATTGTTGACAATACCAGCCATAGAGTTCCAAATACCGTGCCATGCGCCCTTTAAAGCACCAGAAATCCGTCCCGGAAGTTTCTTAAAGAAGCTTGCCATATTGTTACCGAACTTGGAGATATTTTTCCAAATACCCTTAATCCAGCCGCCAACAGTGTTAGATACATTCTTCCATGCCTTAGCTACTGGTGATAACAAGTTTCTGAACCACTTAGTTACATTTTTGTAGATTTTGTGCACCCAACTACCAATTGAGTTAGAGATAGATTTCCACCATTTAGCCGCTGTCTTGGATATGGATTGCCAAGCTTTAGCTACAGGACTTAGCAGGTTCCTAACCCACTTAGTTACCCCCTTGTAAAGCTTATGCGCCCAACTACCAACGGTATTAGATATGCTTTTCCACCACTTAGCCGCGGTTTTAGAAATAGATTGCCAAGCTTTAGCCAATGGAGATAACATCTTACCAATCCATTTAGTAGCAGTGTGATAAATATTCTTAACGAATTTTGTAACATTTTTTAAAGTACCACTCCACGCTTTAGAAATGCCCTTGCCGATTTTACCCATTGTTTTTTGGATTGGTCTAACCATATTATCAATAGTCTTACGAACACTCTTAGCCCAGCTCTTAATCTTCTTACCAACACTGACAAAGAAACCACCCATGCCTCTGACAGCCTTACCGATTCCTTTGAACAATTTAACTAGGCCAATTGCGGCCAATTTACCAGCAATTGCTCCTAAGGCGGCAATGAATTTGCCAATACCTCTAACCACACCAGCAATGTCTTTACCAATGGTTACGATTGACTTACCAACGGGACTAGTCTTAAACCACTTACCAATCTTATTAAATGGCACCTGAATTGCTTTAATGGCGGGAGCAAAGAATTTGCCAATCCCTTTAGCCCAACCAGACATGGTTTTACCAACCCCACCCAACATCTTTGAGATTGATTTCCCGATACCTGTTTTACCAAGACCAGAAAACATCTTACTAAATGCTGAACCGATTGACTTACTGATACCACTTAGACTAGGCATTTTAAGCCCTTTAAACAATCCGCCAAACCACTTACTAATACCACTAATCTTAGGCATTTTAAAGTTCTTGAACATTTTGCCGATATTAGGCATTTTAAAGCCTTTAAACATCTTACCAAAATTAATACTTGGTAATTTAAGCTTGCCAATCCACTTACCAATACCACCAAACCAGTCGCCAACCGATTTTGTAATGGTTGACATATTAGGCATTTTGAAGTTCTTCATAGACTTCTGAATCTTCTTACCTAGTTGTCCGCCCCAGTCTTGACCCTTAGCGCCACCAAAGAAGCTACCAGCAAGGCCACCAACAGTAGAACCAATTTTAGCACCGGCAACCGTTCCTGCTGGGCCAAAGAAAGTACCAAGTCCACCACCAACTAGGCCACCAACACCAGTACCAATAGCACCACCGCCAATTGTACCACCTAATTGACCAGCAGTAGAGCCGACCTTTTGACCAGTATTCTTCTTGTTGATACCAATAAGGTTCATAGCGGCTAAGCCGGTGCTTAACCATGGAATACGTTTAAGAAGACCACCAGTACCCCTAGCTAGTTTACCCAACTTAGAACCAGTAGTGCCAACCTTGCCAATTCTTGACGAAATAGCTTCGGCGTCTTCCGTGGTTGTCTTGCCTCTAGCCATGCGCCTTAGCACAGACATTTTAGACCCAGACCTCTTAGCCGCCTTATACTCTTCACGAGTGCCAACGGATTCTACTTCGGAAGCTGTCTTTCCGGCTTTTCCACCACCAACGCCAGCGCCAGCTTCTGCCGCTTCTGCTCCAGCAGCCTCACCAGCCTCGCCCCAAGCCGCCGCAAGAGCCTTAACAGCAGCTGTTTGTTCATCAATTGCGGTAACAGCGGACTTGCTTGCACCAGCGGTATCAATTTTTGACTTGCTGAACAATTTTGAAACAACGGTCGCAATTGTTCCTGAATTACGAATGAAAGCGGCAATCACACCAGTAACAGCACTGATTGCCGGAACTAACAGAAGCGTCGCGCCAGCGGCTTTTTTAGCGGAAGGACTCAGCTTATCAAACTTATCCATTAATCCAGTCAGCGCCTTAGCACCTTTGGTTAAATATGGAAGTAATACGTTTGCAAACTCAATCTCTAAAGCTTGAAAAGTAACCTTGAATTTATTAAACTGATTTTGTGCAGTTTGCATGTTCTTTGCCGACAAACCGCCAATATAATTTGTCTTTGCCGAACGTGCAACTTCATCATTAAGTTTGCTAAGTGATTTATAGTTGTCAGTTAAGATACCACCGGCTTGTTGACCAGTTGTACCAAAAATTGCGTGGAACATGTCAGCACGGTCATGACCAGATAGGCCCTTCATATGAGAATTCAAAATGCCAAAAATATCCGACATTGACTTCATTTTCCCGTGCTTATCTGTAAAGTCGCTCGTTGATAGCCCTAACTTCTTTAATGCACCAGTAGCAGTAGAGGTAGGAGACACCAATGAGTTAATTGTCTTACGCAATCCAGTACCAGCTTTATCTGATTCCAAACCATTGTTAGATAAGATACCCATAGCGCTGGCGGTTTCGGAGATACTGAAGCCTGCTTGATGAGCTGAATTACCAACATATTCCATACCTTTACCCAAGCTTTGAAAGTCGGTAGCTGTCATATCAGCGGCATAAGCCATCTCGTTAACAACCTTAGACGTGTTCTTAGCCATTTGAGCAGTGGAGTTGGCTCTTAGACCAAACGATTCCAAAGTTTGCGTAGAAACGGCTGTGACATCGTTAAAGTCATCACCAGTGGCGATAGCACCTTTAACTAACGTTTTCATCGAACCTAATGCTTGTGATGAACTATAACCACGTTTGATTAAGTCCTGATAACCATCGGCAATCTTTTGTTGCGTCAATCCATATTCCTTAGAATATGATTTAGCGTTCTCTTTCATTTTTGCGAGGTTACGATTAATCTCACCAGTACCTTCTGTGTTAGACTTAACAATTAAGTTTTTAGTCCTCACAAAAGAAGATTGTAGCGAGGTTGCCATCGAGACACCTTGCTTAGTCACGGCGGCAAGACCTAAGGTTGCATAACCAGTACCACGAGAAATAGAAGCCATTGCATTACCAACACCTGCATATTTCTTCTGCATACCGCCAATTTTATCACTAAATGAATTTATCGCTGAACCAGATAAGCCAACATGCTTATTTAAAGAACGGATTTTTGAATCCGTTTCTCCAATTCTCGCACCTAAGTCATTAACCTTTTTAGCTTGCGCTGAATAGGCCGAACTTGTGGCACCAGAGCGCTTTTTAACCAATTCTAATTCAGACATTTCGATCTTGTATTGAGCTAACAACCCTTTGCGAGAACCGATCAGTGTCTCTAATTCTACTGACATCGCAGTATAGCTTTTGCCCTCTGCTCGCAATCTTGAAGCAAGTGATTGCGATATTTCGGCAGTTGACTTAGAATACTGCTCCATTTGATGTAGCCCAGTAGAATACTTACGCTGTTCTTCACGAGCCTTAGCGTAGGCTTCACGGGCTTTCGATACAATAGCAGATTGTTTGTTAATATCAACATTAGAAGAACTGGCGCTGGCTTTCAACGCCTTGAGCGCCTTTTCTTCACGACCAAGTTCGTCTTTTAATGAAGATGTCTTGGCCGTCAATAGTTCTTTATGCTTGGCGCTTGCCTGTACTTCTTTGCCCTCTGCTGACAAAGCCTTTTCGCTGGCTTCGATTGCATTAGTATAAGCCCTATGCGACTTTTGTGCTCTATCAATACCAGTTGAGTATCTGATTTCAGCTGAACGTGCGCTATCTAGCTCGCTTTGACGCCGTTTTAGTGCCGCGTTACTTTTAGTCAATTCGTTCGTCCAGCGCATGACTGCAAGCTTTTCCTTGTCAGTCGTAGCGTTGGCATTCTTCAACGCGTCCGCTAAACGCTTATTATAGTCAGTTTGTAACTCAATTTCTTTGTTAAGACCTGTTATCTTAGCGTCTAAAGCACTTGCACTATCACCGGCGGCTTGCATTGCAGAAGCGTTAGAACGCCATTCGTGGCCTGTGGAGCGGATAGCCCCTTTTAACGTACGCAAACTCGATTGAGCTTTTGTATCATTAATATTAACATTATATGTTAAACTACCATATGCGGCCTGTTTCATTTAAAACCCTCCTTGCAAAAAACAAGCCCGCCAAAGCGAACTTAACCAACAAAAATAAGTAAAACGATAACACTACCCTTCGGCAATGTTATCTTCTAACCAGTAACCTAAAGGTGTCACTTCATCGTCAGAACTAGAGCCGCTACCGTTATCATCAGTAGATAGCGTTTCTAGTAAATCAAAATAATTGGTTTCCTCTAGGTTGTTGAACGTATCTTGCTTTTGAGCAATTAATGTCTTTTCGAGACGGTTAATCTCGTCCAGCGTCTCCTGAAACGTCTGTGGTTTTGCTGGGCGTACCATCGTCTTCGTCACCGTCAACAATCTGGTCAATGTGCATAATCTTTTGAACGATTTGAGCGAACAACTCATCGGTCTTGCTTGATTCTAAGTCTTCTAGTTTATCAATTTGTGATTCTGATAAATGTAGGAGGTCAGCAATGTATTCCGTAGTTGCTTCGTTTGCTTCATACTGGTTCTTAATGA